CGTCTTAAAAAGGAGAAGGCTAAAGCTAAAAGAGCAGAGGAAACGTGGCAAACCATACCTACTGAAAAGGGTACGGTTAGGGTAAGTTCATTGCACGGTAAGGATGAGAGAGCCGAAAATGTAGAAATAGCCTCTTACTTAGCTAATAAATATGGCTATGAAATAGACCTTATAGAAAAGTCTAACATACCAGGGGTGAAAAGTGCTGATACGTTTAATAAAACATTGGAGATAAAGCAGGAGTACAAAAGGTGTTTTACACCAACCACTGACGCTATTAGTAAGGCAATACGAAGTGCTAAAGATCAAGCAGACAATATTGTTTTAGATATAAAGTCAGATATAGATAGATTTGCGTTACAAAACGCTATTAATGAAAGAGTAAGGCGCTCCAAAAGTATAAAAACTGTTTGGGTAATTAAGGGTAATTTTGATAAGATGTATACAAGAGAAGAAATATTATCAAAAGACTTTCAAATTAAATGGGACTAACCTCATTATTTCATAAGGTTAGTCCCAAGTTCAGGGCGTGGAGTTTTCTTATGTAGCCTCCTCACCACTGCAAAAGTACAACTATTTTTTAAACTACCAAAACTATTTTCAACTTTCTGCATAAATCCCCTCATAAGAAATGATAGCTTCTACAGTACGAGGGGATAAAAATACCCTACCTGCTACCTCCTCAATTACGGCGTCTATACGCCACTGGGGGTACTTGTTAGTAAGCTCACCAAAGAGCTCACGTATCTTTTCATTACGCCTCTGTAGGCGTTGTTTGCGCTGTTTTTGACTTATAAGTTGCATAGCCACAAAGAGAATAGAATATTATGGTGCAAAGGTATGAAATAATTACGAAATACAAAACACAAAAGACGAGAGGCGAATTTAATCGTCTCTCGTCTTTCGTTCTGTTAGTCGGTAGGCTTTTTTTAGTTTGCGTTTAAAGTCGTCTAAAGGAGTTTCATTTTTTTGCTCTTGGTAGCGGAATTCGGCGTGTTCGCGTTGGCGTTCGTCGTCTATGTATTGTAGGCGTTCTTTGTCGTATTCTCTAAAAAATCTAAGCACTTTATCTATACCTAATCGTTCGTAAAATTCGCCGTATTCACCCGATAGTACGCGTTTGAATATAAATGATATTTCAGTGAGTTTTAAGTAACCGTAATCGTTCATTATTTGGCTACTGCAAAGGCTTATTTGGTCTTCGCTCATTGGGCGACTTACGGCTAACATTTCATTTAGATATACGAGCCATAACATTATATAACTTTCACAAGCTGTTGCGCCATAGTCTCTTCGTATGCTACTAATAGAGGGGGTGGGTAGGTTGATTGCTTCGGCTATGGTTTTGAGTTTGTAGCTGTGCTTCATACAGTTATTGGGTGAATATATTTTTAAGAATCTTTCGTTTGAAATCAGTGCTGTAAGTTTGTTTTGCACTACTGTTACCTCGTTTTGCATTTTGTAATATTTTATTGAGTTGCGAATTGATGTATTTTAAATCGGTGTTTCGTTGGTGAAACTCATCCATCTTCTGCCAATTGCCCAATAGGTATTGCCACGTGGCAAAGGCTTCAGTGTCGTTGGCTGATACTTGTTGCAGGTAGCTAATGATTTGCTTGAGGGCTTTGCCGTCTGCTCCAGTGAACTTGGGAGGAAAGCCGTATAGGCGTTTGTAAAAGAAAAACCACTCGTCTAAGAACTTCCCATAAAGACTTAAAGGTTCGGGCACATCCTCACGGTAGGATACACTGCCATTCCATTGCTCTTGGTAGCGTTGTATATCTTCCTCTTGTGGGGGTAGGATAGCTCCGAGTTGTTGGTATTGCTGGCTATTAAGTCCTCCTCTCTTGATTTCTATTTTGCAAAGCTCACCTTTTTTGTAGGTGAGCTTTAGCAGTGTGTGGGTACGGTGTAGAGTTACGGTGTAGGTCATTTTTATTTTGTTTAATAAGTGTTTATCATTTTCAATATAAGTTTTTCACGAGTTTCTTCATAGGTTTTACAATTAATGTGGATACTTGTTAAAAAGTATTCTTTATTATAAAAGTATGCCTCAACATCAATAGTAGACTCCATTACACAGGTAATGTATCCCTTTCTCCTAAACCATTCAAAAACCTGTGTCCAAGTAGGTATTGATAATCTATCTATATAATCATTATGATTATCCTTTTCAAAATCAAACTCTAATTCCCTTATGTCAAAATCCTCATAAAGATGTAAAGGTAGAGAAAATTCACAAGGTATATCAAAGCCTATTATTTTAAGTTTCTTTGCAATTCCTATTGGAACCAACCAAGTGGGGTAATTTTGTGTATTCATTTTATTTGTGATTTTAATGTTATTAGTCAATTTCTACTTCGTATTCCCAGTAGAGGGCATCATCCTCGCTTATATTATCACTGCACCATTCAAAAGCTTCAGGAAATTTGTTTATTTCACTATCACTAATGGAAAAACCACAGTCTGCCATTTGTTCTAATTGTTTAGCTACTTTTTCAGATACTTCTACATCTGATAAACTTACACTGTAGGTTACTTTTACGGTTAAATCTTTGATTGTTCTCATTTTCTTTGTGTTTTAGTAATTAAAAACTTTCCTTTTCAACATTTATTGTAATGTTATCATCATCGAAGTACTTAATGACGTATATCGTCTTTCCTTCACGGAGGATAACAGAGGAGGGTAGTTTGCCAATTTGGTTGCGGAAGTAATGAAAGGTGTTGTATATGCCTTTTTTAAAAAATCTTACATCAGTTTTTGCCTTACTTAGTTCCTCTTCTAATTTTTTAACTTTTTCTTCTGCTTTTATAGTCAAATTGCACAAACGCAATAGCTCTTTTTTTGCTGCTTGAGGGTCTCCATTAATCCTATCGCAGATTGAGGAGTAACTCACATCATAATTGTCTATTTCCATTGTATTTTGTGTTTAAATTGTTATACATTCCACTCTTCTTTTGTTAATTGCTTGCCACAGTCTTTGCAAAAGAGAGCAGTTACTTCTACAGTGCAGTAGTGGGCAAGGGTGCGGAGCTCTTTATGTTTATGAGAACAAGTGCGAGCTGCACTGGCTATTAATTTGCTAACTTTTTCATTTGCTAATTTTCTAACTTCTTTCATAGCGTTGTTCGTTCATTTTTTCAAATATATTGTTCACTTTGCCTACTTCATTAGGTGTAAGTGATTGTAGGCTTTTTTTGAATGGGTTTTTGCTACTACAAAACCATTTGCCAAGGCGTTTGATGTCGGCGTACTTAGGGTTTACCTTATCTCGCCAGCCGAGTTCGTGGCATAGGGCTAATAGCTTTAGGTGTTGCTTGTTTTCGATATTAAAGTAGGCGTGCATCTCAAAATGGTAACCAAGGTGCTGGGCGAGGGCGAAAAACTCGTCTTCTGTTAGGTTTTTGGTACTGGGAAGCTCTCGCCCTATAAAGCTACATACAAAGTGTAGGCGGGCTTCTCTGTCCTTAAAGCGTTTGCCTAAAAGGGTTTGGAGGATACGTATTTGGTGGGGTTTTATTGTGGTTTCTTTTTTCATTTTAAACGGTGTTTAAAGGTTATTTAAAAAGCTCCTCGCCTTAGTAGATCTCATAAGAGCGTCCTCTTATTGCCAGCGACTTCCTAAGGGCGGAGGAGCATCTTTTAGCTACCGAGATAGCTAAAAGTGTTGTTATGCGGTGGCTTGCTCTTCGTACTTTTCGTGTACTGGGAAGAGGTGTTTAATGTCTGTACCTGGGGGGAAGTCTACCGATGAGAGTGACAAAGGTATGTTACACTTTTTGCCTTGCTCGTCGAGGATATTGGCTTCGATATAGAAGGCGGAACGTTGTGGGCGGTAGGATTCGGAAATAATTTTTACTGCATCTGTGAAGTCAGGGTTGTCAAATTCTTTGGCTACACGGGTGAGTTCTAACACTCTGGAGGCTTTTAAATTTCCTTTGGCGTCTTTCTTGAGTAGGCGGTTGATTACTGAAACGAGTTTGGCACTGTCGTCGTCTTTAGCCAGTGATGAGATAAAGTGACCTACTTTCTCTATACCGGCATTAACAGTGTCATCCCAGTTGTCAATGACGCGGAATCCGTAGGTGATGGTGTTGCCGTGCTTATCGGTGAAGGTGTGGCTTTGTTGGTCGCCTTTTACTTCGTAGACTTCGTTTTTGGTGTCCAAGAGAATTTTTAGAGCTTCAAAAGTATGCAATTTCACCTCTGCCATTTGCTCGGAATAGGTTTGCAGCTTACCGATGATTTGCGGAATTGCTTCATTGACGAGGGCTTTGTATGCCTCGCGGTTTTCGTTTTGTGCTTGTTCACGGCGTTGTAGTTCGGCTTTGAGTTCGTCGGCGGTGAGTTTACTTAAATCTACTGTCATAATTGATAATTGTTATTTGTTATTTTCCATTTACTTCGGCTTTGTATAGGGGGTGTGCGGTTAGTGGTTGCCATTGGTCGTTTTCGTCTTGCCACTGTAGTTCTAAGGTGTTGGGGGCGTAACGAAAAGCGGGAGGTAGCCAGCGTTTTCGCTCTATCCAATCTTGTAGCTCTTGGACTAAGGCGGGTACTTTGTCGGTTTTACCTGCTCGGAATTGGCAGGTTTGCATCCGTTGCTCGAAGGTGAGTATTTGTACGAAAGTGTCGAGCGATAGGGCTTCGGTGTATGCTAAAAATCTGCTATTCATAGTTGTTATTTTGTTACTAATTTTCCGTATTCTTTGAGATCTGACCACCATCGCACGCTATCACCGCTGATGCCTTGGGGGAGGTATCGCACGGGGCGTTTTTGTTTTTTGGCGGTTTTGAGGAGCTCTTGTGCGTGCTCTCTCATTTTGCGATTGATATACTCGTAGTCGCTTATTTCGTTAGGTTCTATTCTCATCTTGTGTTCGGTTTATCTTCGGTTAGTGTTCGGTGCGAGCCGCACGGGCGGTTATTTTTTTGAGGAGTACGCTTGGGTAGTAGTCTAAGATGTTGGCGGCATAGAAGCTAATGAGGTCAAGCATTTCTTCTGGGGTGTAGATGCTGATATCTTGCCCGTAGTGTCGGTGTATGGCTTGCTCAACTATTTCGTACCATTGATCGTCGTACCAGTTCATTAAGTTGTCGTGGGTGATGAGGGTTTTGAGGTGTAGCCCCCGAACCCCCGAAGGGGGACAAGCTAAAAGGTGGATACACCAATCTATATAGAACTCATAGCGGAGGTTCTCGTACTGCAAATAGGTGAGCCCTAATTGGTGGGCGAGGGCGTGGCGATAGGTGATTTGTTGGGGTATTGTATTCATAGGTGTTAGGGTGTTTTTAAGAGTTTAAATTCGCGTTCTTGGGCTTTTTCGGCTGAGATGAGATAGGGCTCTAACTCATTGGCTCCAGTACGTGTTTTTTCGATGTAGGCTCGGAAGTCTTTTACATAAATACGGTTTTGACTAAGCCAGTAGAATTTGTTGGCAACGGCTCCTTTTGGGTTCCCCTTACTGTCGGTTTGTGATATGCCAATAAAGAGGGTGTTAGGAAATGCTTCGATGAGCTTGTTGTATAGGCTTGCGGGCTTGCCGTCGAAACACTCTTGTATGCTGTCAATAAATACTATTTTAGGTTGTTGTGGACGGTCCAGGCGTAACATCATTTTGTCTACATATTCTTTTTGCACGGTGTAGCGTTTTCGGTGCTGTTTGAGCCCGTAGCGGTCGAGGTTTTCAATAAGTGATAGGCTGCCGCACTCTTCTAAGGAGTTGTATAGTACCTTTTCTCTTTGGCATAACTCTTTCATTAGTTGGAGGGCGTAAGTGGTTTTGCCGTGCCCTGAGTCGCCATAGATAAGGACGCTGCCACTTCGTTCTACCTTGCCGAGATGGTTTGCCCATTGAGGTGATAGGTCGATTGTTTTGTACTTTTTGCGCGCTAAATCTTCATAGGTGTAGGCGCGGGGTATGATTGTTTTTTCGTTATTTTCCATCATTGAGTTGTTGTAGGCGTTGCTTTTCAATTTCGGTGCGTACTTTTCTGAGGCTTCCTGCGGTGTTAGCGTACATTTGTGCAGGGCTGATAGTAGAGCCGTTGGCTTGGCTTACTTGGGCTATTTGGCTAAGTAGGAAGGCTTCGATGGCTTCTTTATCAGAGGGTGGACTTACACGGCTGTATTTGGAGCCGTAACGGTCGAATATTTCGGCATAGCCTACTTTTTTAATACCCTTATTACGGTCGATTTTAGCTTGCAAGCCGTCTGCTCCCATCATATACCAACCGCAAACATATTCGGTAGCATTCCAAAGGCTTTTGAGTTCCAAAAAGGCGTGGTATTCGAGGTCGCCAGCTTCGTCTAATATTACTAATGGGGTTTCAAGCTGTTTGAGGTAATACACCAAATCTTCATATACTTCGGCGTATCGTCCAGTATAGGTAATGCCAAACTCTTGTGCGATTTTGCGTATAAGTTTTTGTTTGGTTTTTACTTGTGAGCAGTCGATATATACGGCGTTTTTGTTTTTGCTTACATACACTTTGGCGGTGTGTGTTTTGCCTATACCTGCGCGGTCGCATAGGATAGCCGAAAGCGAGCGTGTTTGGCAGGCGGTAAGCTGACTGTAGATGTACTGAAAGGTTTCGGTTTCTACGGTTACCCAAGGGGCTTCGTCGCGGAGTTGCACTTGTAGTTTGCGGGCGATACTTATCCATTTGGCATCGGATAGCACGCCATCGCGTTCGCCTTTCATTACACGGTTGTACTGGGCTCCATTGATGCCAAGACTTTTGGCGTGGTGGGTGTCATAGCGGTAGTTTTGTCGGTTTTCGGCAATCGCTTGTACGATTTTTTCTTTTAGGGCTGTGGTTATCATAAGTCTAATAATGCTTTATTTATGGTTTCTACTTTTGTTTTGCTGTACTCTTGATAGTTGAGGGCGGGTGTCTCGGTGTAGTCTACTGGTGTGTAGTCTACTTCGGTAGCTGTGGGTATGAGTGTGGTGAGGCTTCCTAAGCGGTTGAGCTTTTGCACTGATTGGGTACGTACCATTTGGTCGAACTGGGTAACGTAACTCATTGCCTCGGCATATTGCTGCTCATCGTGCTGAGTCCATTCGGCATTAGCACGGTTGAAGGTAGGCACAGGGCTACAAGTGCAAAGAAAGGCTCCGTTTTGGTATAGATACACTTCGGTAATACCGTCCTTATTAGGCAGGTAATAGGCTTCTACTTGGTAGTTGTTGGGGGCTAATAAGGTAAGTACTTGTGGGTTGGGTAGTTGGTATTTTTGGTATTGTACGGTTACATACTGACTACGGCGTATGGTAGTAGTGGTGCATTTGCCTATGTATTGGGCTAAAAGAGCTCGGTTGAGTTGTGGCAAATTAGGGTTTACGTTCTCTAAAAATACCTCCAAACGTGTCTTACCAGGGAAGCGTTGTTGGTCGGGGTGGGGTTGGTTGTTGTATAGGGTTTGCTCTTGGAGTTCCATTGCCACAATATCATCATAAGAGGCTTTGGCTTCTTTGTAATTGTTGTTGAACTCGTCGAATATCTTCTGTTGCGTGGTGCGGTTGCTATCACGGCGGGCATAGTGGCGACCTACGTTTTGGTGTCTATCTTTCTCAATGCCGTATTTTTTACCTCGTATCATTGTCTCAGCATACTTCTCTTGTGAGTTGGTAGGGTTACAGAACCGCACAAACGGAAATAGGTTGTTGGCTTTCAGTAGCCCGTCGGCAAACTCTCCCGTTAGGTGTCGTTCTACTTCTATCTGCATTGGAGTACCCAAGCCGTAGGAGGTAGTAAACTGAAACATTGAGCGGAAGCAGTCTAAGAAAAGCTCGGTGTCTTTTTTCTTGCTGTGAGCAATACCTATAAGGGCGGTGCTCATCACATCATAAGCATAGTATGCCATTACTTTGCTGCCGTCGGGTAGCTTGGTGTGCATTATATCGCGGTCATCAAGGGTTATTTTACTCATTGAGTAGAGAGGTGCGTGGCGGTGAACGTGAGGGCGCAACTTGTGACTAAAATCGTACTCTCCATTGCGGGCTTTGGCTATGATAAGCTGATTTTCGGCTTTGCTAAGCCATAGTTTTACGGTGCTTTCAGATACCTCTAAGAGGTTGCCATTCTCATCGCAAAAGTCGGTTTCTACATTAAAGAGTTCACCCGTAGCGCGGTCGAAAAGTTCTATTTCGCCGTATAGAAACTGCTTGTAAATATCGTATACCGAACTGATGTAAGGTTTATTAGGCATACAGCAGATGGATATAAAGAGGCGTTCCATAGTAGGGGTTACTACCTTGGCGTTGTCGGAGCCCTCGCCCTTGTGAATAAAGGTAGCGTAACGCTCGGTAAGGAATTGGTTGTATTTGCGTTGTAGGCTTCGTGGGTTGTTAGGTAATGAGAAACTCCACTTTTCGGGGTTTAGGGCGTTCACCGCTTCGCTGATGTTTTGCCATATTTGGGTTTTGCGCTTACCAAAGGCTTTGGCAGTGAGCGGACGGCTTTTAAGTAGCGTTTCGATGGCACCCAGTATCATAGCGGAGGTGGCTTTCTCCCTCTGCTGTGGGAGGGGGAGTGATTTGCCGTTAGGTTTGCGATGCTCGGCAAAGAAGTTGATGGCTTCGGGATCGGGTACAATATACTCTTCTAATACATTGGTAACGATGTGAGCCTCCTCGGGCTTGCCGAGCATACGCACGCAAAATTCTTTAACATTCACACCTTTCACTACGGGGAGGCTCTCAAAGGCTACCCACGCTTCATTACCTTGTCCTTTGCCCGCTTGGGTAACTTGGAGCTTACCACGAGCGCATAGCTTTT